CTAATCAAACCGCCTCCAGTACCACGATGTACTCCTACACCTGCTCTCCGACCACGGTGTACACCGCTCCGTACAGGACCGTGCAGACCTATGCGGGATCGCTTGGGCTAACCGCAACCATCGACGGCTATATGAATGCCGCGCTCGCCAATGCGAAGTGGAACTGGAACCCTGCGCTGACCGCCAACAACGGCCTCAACCCCTATATCCGCTTGGGATTTCAGTGACCTACAACGCGCAATTCGCCCACATGGCCGCGCTCGACCGCTGGCCGAAGCGATGGCGCGAGCTCGCCTACGAATACGGCTTCAAGATCGTCAAGGAAATGCGCGACGAGGGCGGCGGCTACCACGCCGTCAAGACCGACCTGGAAACATGGCGTGAACGCCGCCAGGACGAACTGTTGAGGAATTAAAGCAATGGCACCGAGAACACAGCACCCGCCGGCGCAGGATGCGGATGACGAAAGCCTCCTGGTCGCCGCCATGGCCAATACCGAGAGCGAAATCTTCACCGAAGCGATGGGTGACGACGAGGACGAAAATGACGGCGATAATTCGCTCGAGCAGATGGAAGACCCGGTCGGCGACGACGAGGAGGACGCCGGCGAGGAGGAGGGTGACGAGGAAGGCCAGGAGGAGACCGGTGACGAGCCGGGGACTAGTCCCCAGGAAGGCGCCCGCGAGCCCGAGGCCCCCCCGCAAGAGCGCCCGAGTTACCGCCTGCCGCCAGTCGATCCGCGCGACCAGGCGATCGCCGAACTGCGCGAGCGCCTCGCCCGCATGGAGGGAGCGCAACAGGCGCCCCAGCAGCAGGTGCCCCCACAGGCGCGGCCGGATCCCGTCCTCGACCCTGACGGCTATACGTCTGCCCTTGAAAATCGATTCCAACAGCGATTGGAGGCGGCCCTTGTAAGGTCGAGGTTTGAAAATAATATGAACCACATGCATGCGGCTTATCAGCGTGAAAATCGCGCTGATGAATTTCAATTGGCATTTAGTCAATTGAACGAGCTTTCAAACCGTGGCACGACGGACCCCAATGCTGCGGCTACGGTACGCGGCATCGTGAATGCCCCCGATCCTGGCCACGCGCTGATGGAATGGGCCGAGGACAACCTCGATCTGAATAGCTTTCGCCAGGAAGCGGCTGATAGAAAAGAGCAGCAAGCCGAACAACTACGATTGGAGGCAGCACGCCTCCGAGGAGAAGACCCAGGGCGTCCACCAGAGGCCCAACAACGGCGCGGCGGTCAACAGGACCGCGCGCCCGCACAACGCGGCAGGGGGACCCGGCTTCCCTCATTGAACTCAGCGGGCGGCGTCGGACGCGAGGGCGGCAATAGCCGCAACCTCGACCCGCGCGGCTTCGACGGTTCCGAGGAAAGCATCTTCCGAGACGCATTCAACTAGCTACGCTTCGCGCTTCCCGGCCTAGCCGGTTCGGCGCGCTCCGCTAAGAAGTCCGTAGCCAACCCTTGAAGGGGTCTGGCCATGGCCATCACTACCGTACAAGCCCAAAATAAACTCATCGTCTTCCGCAAGGAAGTCACACGAGAATACATCCGGCAGAACCTGTTCTCCCCCTACGTGGGAACGGAACTCACCGCGATCATCCGCGTCATCAATGACCTGAAAAAAGGCGGCGAGCAGATCAATATCCCGCTGGTCGCAAGGCTTAAGGCCAACGCGATCTCGACCGGAACGCTCGTCGGCAACGAAGAGAACATTGATAATTTCGGCGATCGGATGTGGATCGACTGGGCGAGAAACGCCGTCCGCATCCCGAAGTCCGAAGAGCAGAAGTCGAGCATCGACCTATTCGGCCAGGCGCGTCCGCTGCTCGAAGACTGGGGCAAGGAGCTCCAGCGCAACGAGATCGTGGACACGTTCAACACGATCCCGATCCAGAACACACAGCCCGCCGGTCTCGGCTCTGCCGGCGGCCAGCGCGTCAACGGCGCGTTTTTCGACGCGGCAACCCCAGCACAACGCAACACATTCACCACCGACAACAACGATCGCATCCTGTTTGGTGGCAGCCAAGGCAACCTGTCGCCCGGCAACTGGGCAACCTCGGCCGCTAATGTCACGTCCGGCATGACCTTCAGCGCCGCCGCGGCAAACAAGATGAAGCGGCTGGCCAAAAAAGCCAACCCGAGGATCAGACCCTACAAGCTGAAAAACGGCCGGGAATATTTTGTGGTCTTCGTGGGGTCTAATTGCTTCCGCGACATCCAGCTCGACACCACGATCATCAACGCCAATACCCAGGCGCGTCCGCGTGAAGGCGACGGGCTCGACAAGAACCCGCTCTTCCAAGACGGCGACCTGCTCTACAACGGCATGATCTTCCGCGAAATCCCGGAGCTGGATATCCGACTGCCCACCACCTACACCACCGCGGGCGCCGGCGGCATCCAGATCGCGCCCGTGTTCATGTGCGGACAATCCGCCATGGCCTGGGCGTGGGGCAGAATGCCTCGCCCGACGTTCTTGAAAGAGGACGACTACCAGTTCTTCCGCGGCGTCGGCGTCGAAATGGCCTATGGCCTCAAGACCATCGCCAAGGCAACCCCGGCCGGAAACTACAAGAGTTGGGGCATCTTCTACGGGTATTTCGCCTCGGCGAATGACACATAAGAGCCGCGGCTGCCCTCGCGGTTCTATCGGCCCGGCGCTGCTGCTCGTCAGGAGACGGCAGCGTCGGTTCCGCCGTTCCATCCACATCAACGAAAGCCAATCCCATGAAGAACTTGATCTCGCGGGTGAGCGGCGGATTACTTGCCGGCCTCGCCATTGCGTTGTTTCTCGTCGGCTCCGGGCTCTACGTCTCGGCGCAGAACATCATTCCGTCCAGGTTGTTCCCGACCCAGCAGCTCGCCTATACGCGGTTCACGGTCAATTTCAATTCGTGCGCCTACGTGACGTTGACCTGCTCGTTCCGGGTCGCCAATCTCCCGTACAACGCCTATGTGATGCGGGTTAATTCCCAGGTCACGACGGCATGGAACGCCGGCACCTCGGCGGCGATTGCGCTCGGCACGGCGTCCGGCGGCGGTCAATTGGTCGCCTCGGCCGTCACCGGCCCCGGCACCGGCGGCGGCACCGCCTCGACCGTGGTTGCGGGCGCGATCGGCACTGCAGTTACCGGCAACGGCATCGCGCAGACCGGGCAGAATGGCGGCTTCGACGTGTGGGCCACCATCCTGGTCGTCGGCGCGCTGCCGACCACGGGACAGACCAACTACGTCATGGAATGGGCGCAGCCGAACGACGGTCAATGCACCCAGGTCGGGCTCGGCGCCACCGCTCCCGGCTGTTGAGGCCCACGGGGCGGGGTCTCCCGCCCCTTCCTCATGAAAGGATAGATCCATGAGCCTAGCCAATAACGCGCTCCTTAACTCATTGTCGCTCGCTGGCACGGTGCTGGACGACAACCAGACCGCCGGCGGCGCCACCGGCGTCACCGTCCAGGCCGGCGCCACCTCGATCGTCGGCGAGGGTATCCGCGTGCTGCGCGGCGGCGCCGGCACCAGCGTCATTCTCAAGAGCGTGCTCTCGGGTGACGCCGGCCCCTTGGTGTGGATCGTCAACGACGGCCCCAACTCGATCAACGCCTTCCCGGCCGCCGGCGAGTTCAACAATGGCGGCGCCAATCAGGTATTGGCAGTTCCGGCTGGTCAAGGTGCCATTTTCGTCCGGGTGCCGAATAATTTGGCTGGGTCCAGCAGTGGCTGGAGATCGGCCGTCATACCGTAGAGGTAAAAATGAACAGCACCGCAGAACTGACCCGCGCCAAGACCGCCGAACCGAAGGCCGAGATCAAGGTCACGTTCCATCCCGGCCCCGAGGACAAGTCGCAGGCGACCGTGAACGGGGTTCTTTTTGTCGCCAACAAGCCTGTCGTGATGTCACGAAAAAACAAGCGGCATTACTTCGAGGACGACATGCCCCAACACCATGTCGCGGCCGACGGAACCCATACCACGCGCACCGTGAGGACACTCACCTTCATGCCGGATCGGCTGAAGGACAATCCGTTCTTCGAGGTCGAAGGGTTCCCGCGATTCATCAAACCGATCGCGCACGGCCGCAAGCCGCAAACCGCGGAAGAATACCGTTCCTGGGCGCAAGCCTGGTTCGCGGCGGCGGGGACCGATGGCAGCGACGAGCAGACCCCGCGGGAAATGGTCAATCGCTGGGACGACGAGAAGTTGCTGCGCGAGCGGATCGGCGTCGGCGAGGAGGATATTGCGATGCTGCGGCCGTTCTTCGACATGAAGGTCGAGCAGATGAACAGCAACCTCGGCATCAAGCACGCCAGCAATGACGGCGGCGATATGTGAACTTCAACATGAAAGGACAATCAGATGGCCAATACCACCCAAGCAGAACAAGACCGGCTCAATGATCCAGAACGGTACGCCTCCGAAGATCGCAAGGCATTTCTGCGCACGAGCGGCGCGCAAATAACCGGTGACACAGGTATCTTCATTCAGGTGACCGGGAACCACCACAACAAGAGCAATCCGCACGACATCAATCAATTGTTGCGGGTGTTCGTGGACGATCTAAAGGCCAAGGGCCATAACGTCAAAACGGCTATCATGTTCCACGCGGACCATGAGGACATGCTGCATCCTTCCGGGACAACCCGATCCCCGAGGTAACCCATGGCTCCCTACGCTGGCCAGTACCGCACGCTCAACGATCTGATCTCCGAGGTGCTGGCACATCTGGGCATTCTGTCGGCCGGCCAGCCCGTCGACCCCGAGGACTATAACTATGTCTTCTCGGCCTATGACGGCATCCTGCGCAAGCTTGCCGGCTTGGAGATCGTCACGCTGTCGAGCTACGACACGACCTCCATTCCCGGCGCCTGGTTCATGGACCTCGCAGCGATCATCGCCGGCGAGGTGTGCGCGAAATTCAGCTACACCGGGCAGGACCGCACCGAAATGATGAATGCCGGCCTCGGCGATGGCGTGACAGTCGAGGTCGGCGGCGGCGCGGCCGCGAAGTCGCTCAAGCAAATGACCAGGCTCAAGCCCACGCTCGAGCCGCTCAAGGTTGACTATTTCTGATGCCGAATACCCCGCACGTCCCGATCCCATGGCCGTTGAGCTCGTTCCCTGGATCGAATCTGCATCCCGGCGACAATACGCAGGAGAGCGCGGGCCGGGTCATCAATCGCTATGCGGAGGCGTTAGGCGAGGCGCAGCATCCGACCGGACCATCGGCCCAGGTCTGGCGACGATCGCCTGGGCTGACACGCCACGCCGTCACGTCCCAAACCGGCTATCGCGGTGGCCTGATCGTCAACAATCTGTCCTATGAGGTGTGGAACAACAACCTCTCGACGGTCGACGCCGGCGGCGGTGTGACCTCGCTCGGCAGCATACCGGGGACGGCTCCTATCAGCATCGCGCGCGATCTGGCCGTCACCGTCGATGTCGTGATCGTCAGCCCCGGAGATGGAGCATTCTCATCGACCGGAGGAGCAGCCCCGGTCGCCTACAACGGCGGCGGCGTGCTGCCGCAGCCCAACAGCGTGGCGTTCCAGGATGGCGTGTTTCACTTCACGATCGCGGACGGCCGCGTCTTTGCTTCGGGGATCAATGCGCTGACGCAGAACGCGCTCACCTTCGTCAAGCTGCAATCGAAGTCGGATGTCGTCCTGCTCCGCGGCATTGCCTTCAACGGCATGATGTACTTTTTCACCACGGGCGGCTGCGAGGTCTGGCAGGACACCGCGGCTCCGACGCCGGCCTATCCCTATACAAGATTCATGACGCTGCCGTATGGTTTAGTGCAGCAGAGCGCAATCGCGGGATGGGAAACCGGCTTCGATGACCTGATCTGGGTGGCGCAGGACTTCAACGTCTATCATCTGCCATACAACACGCTGCAACCAGGCCCGGCGATCTCGCCGCCCGCGCTCAATACGTTAATCGAGTTTGCGGTCAAGACCAACGACACGATCAAGGCCGGAGTCCACATCTCGGCCGGGCGCAAGTTTTGGACGCTCACGTCATCCACCTGGACCTGGCAGTTCAACCTCTCGACGCAGAAGTGGAACGAGCGGCAGAGCCTCAATGCCTTGACCGGGCTTTACGGCCCGTGGCGCGGCGTCGGCGGTCACAACGCCTTCGGCAAATGGCTTATGGGCGATACGCAGTCGGGAAACCTGATCTTCGCCGACAGCCAGAACTTCACCGAGGACGGAGCACCGCTACGCTCGCGGATCGAGAGCGGACCAGTAAGTGCATTCCCCGGCCAGACCAGGATCGCGCGCGCGGATTTCAATTTCGTGTTCGGCGTCGGCGAGAATGTCGCCAGTTTCGTTACCAATGTGGTCGGGACGGCGGCCTCGCCCTCGCATCTGGTCCGGCTGCAAGTCATCTCGAGCTCGGGCATGAAGAACAACGATCAGGTCAACGTCAATGGCGTCGGCGGCACGACTGAGGCAAACGGGACTTGGCCGGCAACCATAGTCGATCCGATGCACATCGATCTGCAGGGCTCGTTGTGGGCCAATGCATGGACCTCGGGCGGAACGGTGACCGATGTCACGGCGCCGCCGAATATGATCGCGCCTGTGTGCGCCATCTCGTGCTCGAAGGACGGCGGCATTACCTGGGACTATCCCGCAATCCGGCAGATCGGGACGCAGCAGCACGTCAAGGGCGTGCGCGCCTCGGTGAAGTCGCGCGGCATGTCGGGCATCCAGGGCGTGCGCTGGCGGGTCGATTGCAGCGATCCTGTCTATGACGGATTCCTCGGCGGTACGATGTCGAGCAATCCGCTGGAGCCGCCGCCATGACGGCAGGAGCAAAGCCACTCGGCCCGGCCGGCATGTCGGTCGTGCATCAGAATGGCGTCCCGACCACCGAATTCGGGGCGTGGCTCGATTACGTCAATCGCTTCATCGCGGCACCGGGGCCGCTCGTGAGCGCGGCCAATGACGCCGCCGCCGCGGCGGCCGGGGTGCCAATCGGAGGCCTCTATAGGGTCGGCAACGCCGTGCAGGTACGGCTGGTCTAGAGGAGTACGTGTCATCGGCCTCTTCGACTACTTTAGCGGGCAGGACGCGCAGAACGCTGCGGATGCGCAGAAAGCCGGCATTCAACAGGGCTACGCCAATCTAACGCCGTTTTTCAGCCAGGGCCGCGATGCGCTCACGGGCGCGCTCGGCACCGGCACCGGCGCGCTGAATACCGCGCTGGGCAACGCGACGAATGCTTATGGTTCAGGCCTGACCGGCGCGACCGGCGCGCTCGGGCAATCGCTCGCCAACTCGACGGCGCCGTTCCAGACCAATTTGCAGCAGGCACAGGCCGGGCAAGCGCAGTACGGGAATGCGCTCGGTCTTGGCGGCGCAGCCGGTAATGCTCAGGCGCTCTCGGGGTTTCAGAACAACCCCGGCTACCAGTTCCAGATGGATCAGATGATGCAGAACCTGCTGCGCAATCAGCAGGCGACAGGACAGGCCAATTCGGGTGCGACGAATGTCGACACCTTGCAACAGGCTTCCGGCCTCGCCAATCAGGGCTGGCAAAGCTACCTGCAAAATCT